GCTTTCTGTTTAAAATATTCCCACTTTATAGCGACTTAGGGCATTTTGGAGGCTTAACATGGCAAACGGAACTTCAAAACCGCTTATGCTCGTCAAAGGACATCGCACAAAAGCGGAAAAGAAAATCAGAGCAGAAGCAGAAGCATCGATATTGACCGGACATGTTCTTGTCGAGCGCCCGGAAGTCATGGCGAGCAAATCAGCTCATGCTGAATTCATGCGAATCAACGAACTATTGACAGAAATCAATAAAAACGACGACTTATACGGCGATGCAATCAATACCCACTGCGAACTGATAGGCGAATGCGACGAATACAAGCAGTTAAAAAAACAGCTTGAAAAAGACCTGGCCCAAGTAATCGCCGAATACAAGGACGCTAAAATCGAATATATCGAATATTCCGAAATAAAAGGCAAAATCATACAAAACATCTTTACATGCGATAAAAAAATCATGGAGAAGCGCAAGATGAAAAACGATATCGCAAAAGAAAACATCTTGACAATCCAGTCCTCAATGAGGGCGATTCCTAAAAAGCCGAAAAAGGAGGAGCCATCAAAGGAAGAAAGACGGTTCGGCAATGTCTAAAAAAGTGCAAACCGAACAGAAATATAGCCTGATTGGCGAACTGACGCAATATTGCAACGATTGCATGTCAAATGAAATCATATCTTGTAAAAAACTAAAACAGGCTTGTAGTAGATTCCTAAAAGACATCAAAAGACAAGGCGATTCCGATTTCCCTTACCTATTCGACGAGAGCAAAGCACTTGAATATTTTGACTGGATGCGAATATTCAAACACACAAAAGGCCCATTGGCAGGACAATACAAAGAACCGCATATATCAGAAAAGTTCGAATTCGGTCAGATTTACGGTTGGGTGCATAAAGACACCAGATTACGCCGATTCAGAACGGTTTATCTGCAAAAAGCCAGAAAGAACGCCAAATCACAGGATCTTGCGATTATGGCGCTATACGAGGAATGCGCTTTCGGCGAATCGTGCGCGGAAGTGTATATTGCCGCAACAAAACGTGAACAGACGAAATATGTCTGGGAAGAAGCGGATTTAATATATCAGCGGTGCGATTTCCTTAAAAACAAACTGATAACCAGATATGGAATCATCGAGCATCAAAAATCCGGTTCGAAATTCATCAGGCTGTCAAAAGATGATGCGAAAAAAGGTTCCGGCTCAAACCCTCAGTGCGGAATCCTTGACGAATATCATGAACACGAAACATCGGAATACTATGACTTATTAACATCCGGAATGAAAACAAGGACACAGCCGATTCTGATGATAATCACGACCGCCGGAGTTGACTTGAACTGCCCTTGCTACAAAGAAGAATACATCTATGCCGGAAAGATACTCGACCCTGACAACCCGATCAACAACGACCGTTATCTGGCGGTTATATACGAACTCGACAAAGACGAGAACGGCGAACTGATAGACGATATAAACGATGAATCGATATGGCGCAAGTCAAACCCGATTATCTATAACGACCCGACAGCGATTGAAAACATCCGTGCAGAGTTGCATGTTGCAAAAGACAAGCCTGAAAAGATGCGTGACTTTCTCACTAAGACGATGGATGTCTGGATAAACCAGAAAGCCGCCGGTTACATGCAGATGGACAGATGGGCGAAATGCGGAACGAACAATTTCCCTGATGTAAGGAATCTGGAAGTAATAACCGGACTTGACTTATCAGCAATGATCGATTTGACCAGCGCATCCCATGAAGTAAGACTCTCAGATAATAAAATCGCCGTCATGGGACATTCGTTCATGCCGGAAGATACCTTGGAAGCAAGGCGACGACAGGACAGAACGGATTATGACATATGGGAGAGGCAAGGATGGATAACGGCAACCCCGGGCGCTGTGGTGGATTATATGTATATTTTGGACTATCTGGATAAAAAATACGCCGCCATGGGATGGAAAAAAGGTGAAGTATGTTTCGACCGTGCATTGGCGACATGGCTTGCACAGCAATTATCTGATCGTGGATATATTCCAGTAGAGATACCGCAAGGAATGTTCACCCTCGGATATCCGACCAAAAATTTCAGAGATGAAGTCTACGCTGGAAATGTAATCCATGACAATAATCCGGTCATTGGTTGGGCGATAGGAAATGCTGTCACCAGGGGTGACCGGAACGAAAACATCATGCTTGACAAAGAGCATTCGATTGAACGAATCGACCCGGCGGCTTGCATTATGAACTCGCACACACGATTTGTCGTTAAAAACAAGCCGGTTTGTCCTTATGGCGAACATCGAGGAATATTAATGCTTTAAAAAGCGCATAAACAGGGGGATAAAATGCAAATTAATATATTGGGTAAAAAATTAGAGTTTAGTATTAAAAATGCGGTCGTCCAAAGCCTCCCTGCGTTATACAACGATGCCGCATGGCTGGCTTATCTACAGGGAAAAGGGCATCCGATAACGACCGAAACCGCTTTGAAAGTCGCAGTTGTCATAAGATGTGCTGATGTCGTGGCAAAAACCATGTCATCGCTTGGATGCGTATTGTATCAGGTAGGCACTATCGGTGATGAAAAGGCAAAAAAACATCCGCTGTATAAAATTCTAAGGATGATGCCGAATCCTGAAACGACAGCATATGAATTCTGGCACATGTATATATTTAATCTGATGCTGACTATCGGAGCATATGCGAAAATCGTAAGGAATAATAGCGGCGAAATAACGGCACTGTGGAACATCCCGACAAAAAACGTATCGATGCACAGAAATGACACGACCGGTGAAAGATTTATCCGTGTCTGGACAGAAAAAGGCGTTGAACCTGAAATATTATATGAAAAGCAGTTTATGTTTACTCCTGGGCTTAGATTCAACGATCCAAACAACCCGGACGATTTCATACGGATTGCAGCTGATGTTTTAGGATTGACAATGGATTTGAACTCGTATGCAAAGGATTATTTCGAGAACGGATCAAATCCTGGTGGATTTATCGAATATCCGGCAGCGATCAACGAGGTCCAATTTGCTAAATTTAAAACCGACTGGCAACAGGCATATGCGGGCGTAACAAATCAGCACAAGTGGGCGATTCTTGAAGCCGGATTTAAAGTCAATAAAATGGACAGCAACCCGGAATCTGCACAGGCGCTTGAAAGCCGTAAATTCCAAATCGAGGAAGTCTGCCGATTGATGGGAGTGCCTCCGCATAAAGCGTTCGTCATGGAAAAAGTATCTTATAACTCGATGGAGCAAAGCAATATCGAATATGTTCAGGAAACAATCGACCCGATGGACGAACGGCTTGACCAGACGATTTACAAGGATTTGTTGCTGCCGTTTGAAAGAGAGATATATCATGCGAAGTTTAACGTCCTTAAGCTGTTGAAAGGCGACACAGCGGCAAGAACCACATATTTCAACACGATGCGGCAAAATGGAGTTATGAACGCCAATGAAATCAGAGAAAAAGAAGATATGAACAAGATTTCACCAGAAGAAGGCGGTGATACTTATTTTATCAACGGAGCACTTATATCAATGAAATATGCAAAAGACAACAAACCAAAATCGCTGCAGACAAGCGGAAATAATCAATAAGCAGAGCATCCGAAAGGGTGCTTTTTAAATGGAGGTAAACATGACTAAATTCTGGAATTTTAAGGCAAAAGACGAAAAAACAGGAGAATTGACGCTTTATGGCGATATTTCAAACTCTACATGGTGGGGCGATGAAATTACGCCGCAGGATTTCAAAAAAGACCTTGATGCACTTGGCGAAATAGCAAATTTAAACATATTTATAAATTCTGGCGGTGGTGATGTATTCGCAGGACAGGCTATTCATTCCATGTTGCGGCGTCATGCGGCGTACAAGACCGTTTATATTGACGGAATAGCGGCATCTATAGCATCGGTCATCGCTATGGCAGGTGACAAAATCATCATGCCGAAAAACGCAATGATGATGATTCATAAAGCATGGACGATGATGGCAGGAAACGCCGACAAAATGCGAAAAATGGCTGACGACATGGATAAAATCGACGAAAGCATTGTTTCGACATATGAAGCAAAAACAGGGTTAAAGCCTGATGAAATCATAGAGTTTATGACCGCCGAGAAATGGATGACCGCCGAAGAAGCCGTCAAAAATGGATTTGCAGACGAAATCGAGCAGGAAAAGAAGATAGCGGCATCCCTTGATGGCAGTTTCCTTGTCGTGAACGACCAAAAAATCGACCTTGACCGCTATTTCAACAAGCCAAAAATCGAAGAATATATACCTGAAACGAATGTAAATGGGGAGGAAACTCAGCCCACAACAGATAAGACAGATCCGGAAATTATGAAAAACCAGAAAACCAGATTCGAACAACTCAAAAATAAGCTAAAAATCCAATAGGAGGAAAGTATGAAAGCAGAAAAAATCTTAGAACTGAAACAGGAAAGAGCCACTATCACGAACCAAATCAGAGGAATCATGGACGCTTTTGAAGATAAGGCCATGGACGCTGAAAAAACCAGTGAGTTGAACAAACTCGAAGCAAGAAATGACGAAATCGACACGATCGTTGATCGTGAGGAAAAACAGCTCGCAAGAGAAAGAAAACTCGGCGAAAAAATGGACCCCAAGAACCCCGAAGCTCCTTTGAACGACATGCAAAAAGCGTTCAGGAATTATCTTTCGACCGGTGCACAGGAAGATTTAAAAATCTATAATGCGCTGTCGCAAGACAACCCGACTCAAGCAGGCTATCTCGTAGCGCCTGAACAGTTTGTCAGCGAGTTGATCAAAGACATCGCCGATTCGACATTCATGCGCCAGAAAGCCAAAGTGTTACCGCCTTTGAAAGGCGCACAGTCCTTAGGTTTCCCTGTCCGCACAGCAGGAATGAGTTCTTTCGCATGGGGAACAGAAACAGCCGCTCCGACAGCAGACACAACTCTTGCCTATGGTAAGAGAGAGTTCAAACCTCGTCCGGCAACATCTGAAATCCTCATATCGAACACCCTGATCAGGAACGTAGCAAATGCAGACGCCATGATTCGTTCCGAAATCGCCGAGGAATTCGCCAAAAACCTTGAAATCGCATACATGACCGGAAACGGCGCCGCAGGTCCTTTGGGATTGTTCACAGCATCCAATGACGGCATCCCGGCAACATGTGATATTTCAACCGGAAACACAGCGACTGAAATCAAAATCGATGGATTGATTGAAGCCAAATACGCCGTAAAAGCGCAGTATAGAGTCGGCGCAGAGTGGGTGTTCAATCGTGAAGCGATCAAACAGATCCGCAAACTCAAGGATTCTGATGGTCAGTACATCTGGCAGCCGTCAATCGCCGCAAATACTCCGGACTTACTGATGGGCGATGGTGTCAATGAATCCGAATATGTGCCGCACGTTTTTACATCAGGGTTATATGTCGGATTGTACGGCAATCTGAAATATTACTGGATCGTCGATTCTCTCGCAATGGAAATCAAGGCCTTGTTCGAACTGTATGCCAGAACGAACCAAGTCGATTATATTTCCAGAGTCGAAACCGACGGTGCTCCTGTAATGGCAAGCGCATTTTCCAGAATCAAGCTCGGATAAAAACCAAACCGCTAAGAATTGACCGGACCGGCTGGAATATGCCGGTCACACTATAAAATTTAGGAGGAATAAAATCCATGATCAAATCATTATTACAAGCATCCAAATTCGATAAAGTCCTTGTGGCCACAGTCGCTGGGACAAACGATACCCTGTCCGGTGACATTCTTGACCTTGCAGACTGCGACAGCGTATGCGGTATTGCCATCCTTGGCGATGTGACAGCAACATCAGTCGTGACCTTAAAAGCATATACGGGCAACGAAGCGGCATTAGGCGATGGCACATATGAAACAGTGACTGCGACAGTCACGGCGACGGACACAAACGCAGACGATAAGCTGCTCGTTCTTGATGTCATCAAGCCCGGAAAGCGTTATTGCAGATTCGACCTCGTCAGGGCAACGGCGAATGCTGTTGTTGACGGAGTTATCGCCGCAAGATACAACTTCCGTGTAATCCCGACAACTCAGGGAACAGATGTCGTTGATTCAGACATTTCAGTCAATTAACACGATTCAAATAACACGATGCCCGGCGTAACAACCGGGCAAATATAATTTAGGAGGAATAAATCAATGGCATTACCTGATGGTTATAATACATACCCCACAGCCGGGATGCTTGGCACAAACGACAACAACAATGAATTCGTTTCATCTGCTGTTTCGCCAAACGAGGACGGCTCGATTATTGAAAGGCTCGAAGATCTTCGAGATAAGCAACCCAGAACAGTCAGCTTAGGTCAAGCCGCTGCTGCACTGACAGGGACTGCAACCAAATTCACGATTTCCGGCGTTGTCGCAATAAAACACCTCGGCATGCTGATAACCACAGCATTACCGGCAGGCGCAAACACATTGAAATTTTCATTCACACCAACCGGCGGCGTTGCAACCGACCTTTGCGCTGCGACCGACACGGCGTCAGCGGCGAAGAATCAGCTATTTTTAGTTGATGGTGTCAAAGCGACAGCGCTCGTCAAGGCGACTGATGCAGGCATCGCTGTTGCGGCAAACGAACACATGCCTATAATCTTAGGCCCTGGCGTTATCCAGACAATCTACAGTGCAGGTGCTCCGGCGACTGGTGCTGCGACATTGTTTGTTGATTATGAGCCAGTAGTACCGGGAGCAACAATAGTTTAATCGATTAGGGCGGTGTAAAAACCGCCCTTGCTCTTTTTAGGAGGGAAACATGAAAGTTAAATTATTAGTTCCTATTTGCGGGCCTGAGGGATCGTTTCTGCCTGGAGATGAACCGGATTTATCCGAAAAGCTTGCAAAGGCATTAATTGCCGACAGACACGCAATATCTCTTGATGTTATAGCGGCAGTGAATATTATCGCCGATAAAATGTCGGAGTTTAAGCCGGAGATAAAACCAGTCAGTATACCACCACAGAAACCACCCCAGAAAAAGAAAAAATAAACCGAAGGAGGCAATATGAACCAGTTTCCATTTGATCTAAAACTTAAAACAGCTCCGGTAGTAGAGCCTCTTTCGCTGGCAGAAGCAAAAGCACATCTTCGGGTGACAGACTATGCTGACACATCGGCAGGATTGACAATCGAAGAAATGATACTGATTGCCACAAGAACGCCCGGAACGGTCAATAGTACAGGGGTTGATATTATAAGTTATTCGGCGGTTATCGAGCTGAATGTCGGAACGCTCCTTGCTACTGCGACACTGAATGTTAAAGTGCAGGAATCGTCAGACAATGCGACATGGACTGATTATCACTCATTCGGTCAGATTACCCCGGCGAACGATGACACGACCTATAAGTACAGTTATGACGGCGACAAGCAATATGTCCGTGTCGTAGCAGTATTAGCAGAGGCAAACGGCACATACTCGGTCAATGCAATCCTGAATCAAGGCTACACATCATCAGACGATGAAATAACTGCGTTGATTAAAGCCGCTCGGATTTACTGCGAGAATCGTCAGCACTTAGCCTATATCACGCAGACATGGGAAATGACATTTCAATACTTTCCATGCTACGAAATCGAAATCCCGAAAGGCAATCTGCAATCCGTTACAAGCATTACCTATAAGGACAGCACAGGGGTAACGACTACGATATCGGCATCCGATTATTGCGTAAGCACACGAAGCGGCAAAATCGTTCCGGCATACAATAAATCATGGCCGTCATTCATCCCATACCCGATTGACAGTATAACAATAACATTTGTCTGCGGCTACGGACTGGCGACAGATGTTCCGGAAACGACCAAGCACGCATTGAAGTTATTGATCGGGCATTGGTTTGAGAACCGGAATGCGATTGTCACAGCAACGGTCAGTAAGGAACTTGAATTTACATTGTCTGCACTGTTGCGAATGGATGGGGCGGTGATGCTATGAGTCTATCCAGACTAATTATGCTCCAGAAAAAATCCGTTTCGAAAGATTCCGAATCGAACGATGTTGAATTATGGATTGATTGGCGCCCGGTATGGGTAGAACCGATGGAAACTACAAGCCGTGAATTTTACAGGTTATCACAGCAAAACTCTGAAATCACACACGTATTCAAAGTGCGTTTCATGGCAGGCATCAAGGCAAGTCACCGGATAAGATTCAACAACCGATATTTAAATATCATTGGCGAACCGATAAACGAGGGCGAAGCAAATCAATATTTGCTGATCGCCTGTAAGGGGGCGACCTGATGGGGATAACATTCGATTCCAGTGCATTTGAAAAAAGCATGAATTCGATCAGCACTATGATAAAAGCCAACGAGCCTAACATTGTTTACCAAGGCGCTAAGGAAATCTGGAAAGAAACCGTGGCAAGAGCGCCACGAGGTAAAAGGAAAAACCTTGCAGACAGCATCATAATGTCGGAAATCAAAGAATCAAGCGATGGCAGTTGCTATATCGAAGTAGGGCCATCCAAGAAAAAAGGATTCTACGGCGTGATGGTGGAGCATGGCACAGTCCAGAGAAAAACCGAAAGCGGAGCAAGCAGAGGGTTTGTCGCTCCACAGCCATTCGCTGAACCGGCATTTCAGGCAAGCAAGGGCAGAGCATTAGACGCAATGGCAAAAGAAACGAAAAGATTGATAGAAAGGGCGTGATTTCATGTACAACGGAAAACCTGTAATCACAACCGCCTTAACATCTGATTCGTCGCTGATTGCGCTTATTCCGGCGGCAAGAATCAACGATAGTTATCCAACGGAAAGTACTCCAATATATCCGTTTTTATCGTTCATGGAAATCGGGAATACGCCATCTTTAAACGCCGACGATGAAGAAATTGAATCGGAAGTCACATTCCGGATTGATATTTACGGCAAATCAAGCCTGTCGGTCACAGCCGGACACGTCGACCGGATCATGAAATCAATCGGTTATGGGCGAAATTATTCGGATGACAACAATGAAATGCTCGATGACGGCACAAAAATATTTCATAAAGTAATGAGTTTCACGGGAACATTTACATACACAGCATAACAAGATAAATAAAATTTAGGAGGAAATAAAATGATTAAAGTCAATCTTCAGTTGCACGCCAATTCACGCATCGGCGCAGAGAATTTGACGCTTGCAAAATTACTGTCCGATATCGCCGGTGGAGCGACTACCTATGACGCACCTTTTGCGATAACAAAAAAGCTTATCAAAATCGGCGTTAAGCAAAACGCTTCAATGGATCCGTTATATGCGGACGATCAGACAGTCGATGTTTACATCGAAGATGGCGACATAACAATCGAAATTTCACTGACCGACCTGACAGAAGATGAAAAAGCGATAATCTTCGGACAGACAATGGCAGCAGGCGTAAGGTCGCCTAACCCGGCAGTCGATGTCCGTCCATATTTTGCCGTTTCATGGAAGTCCAAAAAGAGAGATGGCACATACAAATATTACAAAGTCGTCAAAGTCATCTTCAAAGAACCCGATGAAGATTTCGAAACCAAAAAAGACAAATCAGCAGCACAGACCGATGTTATTAGCGGCACAGGAATACAGAGATTGTCTGATGGCTTACGGAAACGTGTTGCCGATGCGTCTTCGTCCTCGTGGGTTGCTGCGACTGGTACAAGCTGGTTTGCAGCAGGCGACATCACAGCGGATGCAGTCGCTCCGACAGCTACTGTAGTGCCTGCCGATGCGGCGATCAATCAGCTCGCAACGGTCAATGTTGTATGGACATTCGACAAGGCAATCTTAGCGGCTTATGTTACTGCGGCTAACTTTTTCGTCATTAAATCAGACGGCACAGCAGTAGCCGGAGCATTATCAATCGGAACGAACGACACAGTCGTAACATTCACCCCGACAGCACCCTTGACAGCGGCAGCGGCGTATATCGCAATTGCCACAACCGGAGTAAAAGACAAGTCCGGAAACGCTCTGGCAGCTAACCTCGTTTCAAACTTCACAATAGCAGCTTAATTTTAAGCGTAATTATATGGGAGCCGGTGAAATATCCGGCTCCCTATTTTTAAAATGAAAGAGGGTACGAGCATGTCAGATATGAAAATAAGACCGGTCAAAATTTACTTAGACAAAGAAAGAAACCTCTTGTTTGATGCAAACGCATTAGAGGAACTTGAAAATATATATGAAAACGAACCAGCGGTATTCGTGACCATGCTGGAAGAAAACGAAAAAGGCGAAATGATTGAAAAGCAAGTTGAAGTCATATCCCTGATACAAAAAGCACTTGAAGCACTCGGAAACAGTCCTAAAAAAGTAAGGCATATCAAGAATTTTTTATATGCCGGGTTATTCCACGAAGATTCCTCGCTCACTCCGGCAAAAGTCGGGGCGCTGCTTACTCTTGAAAAAATCAATGTGGTAACCGACCAGATATGGATTGCAATATCTCAGCAAATGCCGGATGCAAAAGAGGGTAGCGACGACACCTCGGGGGAAACTTAAGCCCACGATTGCCGTGGGCGAAAATGCTTTATTTCGCAAAAACGAAACTAAACTACACGGAAGATGAATTCTGGAAGTTATCATTGCGTAAATATGTTTTATTGCGTGATGAATGGACAGAAGAACACATCGCTCCGAAAGAACCAGAAATGTTCGCTGATGACCTGTTTTAAATTAAAAAGGTGGTGAGATTATGGCAGATAAAGACGTTGGAGCATTAAAATCAAAGGTTGCTCTTGATACGGCTGAATTTAAAAAAGGCGTTACATTGCTCGGAACCGAAATGAAAATTGCCAGTCAAGAATTCAAAAATGCATCCGCCGGATTAGATAAAGTCGCCGATGCATCAAAAATCGCCGCCTTAAAAACTGTTGAGTTATCAAGCAAAATCGACTTGCAGAAAAAGTATGTCGAGGAAATGCGGAATAAATTCAAGGACTTGCAGGGAACATACGAAGCAGGCTCGCAAAAACTGCTCAGTTATGAGTTAAGCCTGAAAAAGGCGGAAGGAACCTTAAAAAGCCTTGAAACCGAACTGAAATCAAACGAAGCAGTTTTGAAAAAGCATGGCATGACAGCATCGGAAGCCGGAGCGAAATTTAAAGAACTGGGCGTTACATGGGAATCGACAGGGCAAAAACTGCAAGGCATCGGAAAAGCGATGTCGGTTGCGATAACTGCTCCGATTATTGCAGGCGCCGGAGTAGGTTTAAAATTCAACGCTCAGATGGAAGATTTCCAGGCAAACTTTGAAACCATGCTAGGCAGTGCCGACAAAGCGAAAAATATGATCGCCGAATTGACGGAGTTTGCAAAATCGACTCCATTTGAAATGACCGGTCTGGCTGATTCGGCAAAAGTCCTATTGAATTTCGGAATGGAATCCAGGGATGTCATGAAAACAATCGGTATGCTTGGCGATGTTTCAATGGGTAATCAAGAAAAGCTCGGACGGATAACTCTTGCATTCGGCCAGATACAATCCACAGGTCGTTTGATGGGGCAGGATTTATTACAACTTATCAACTCCGGATTCAATCCGTTACAAGTCATATCTGAAAAAACAGGTCGGTCTATGTCTGATTTAAAAAAAGATATGGAAGATGGTGCTATCAGTTCTGACATGGTGACTCAGGCGTTCAAAGACGCTACATCAGAGGGCGGCATGTTCTTTGGTGCTATGGATAAAGGCTCGAAAACAATGAACGGGCAGATGTCCACTCTGAAAGATACTATTAATATCACGCTGGGCGAAACGATGAAACCGATATTCGAGGATATCTCGAAAAATATCTTACCAAAAATAATCAAAGGCATCGAGGATCTCGGTAAGAAATTCAGCTCACTTAGCGACACGCAGAAATCGAACATAGTGAAGTGGGTAGGGATAGCGGCGGCAGTAGGCCCGGTTATATTGGTTGTAGGAAAATTAATAACAATTATTCCGGCATTGGTATCGGGGATAAGCGCCTTGAACGTAGCATTCACATTCCTTGCGGCAAATCCGGTCATCTTGGTATTGGCGGCGACTGTTGCGGCACTCGGGGCGATCATTTACATGTCAGGTCAAGCCAAAAGGGAAATAGACGACAACACACGGGCATTGATTGACGGATATAAGAAACAGGCGGACGAACAGAAAAAAGCCATCGATGCGGCACATAAAGCAGAGCGTGATTCGCTCGAAGATAGAATCGCCGATGAAAATGCGGCATCCGCAAAGCGCCAGAAAATCATTCAGGACGAATACGAAGCTGAAACAAAAGCGGCATCAAAAAAAGAAAAAGACATCAAGCAAGGTCTTGACGACCGGATGAAAGCGCTTGACACTTCGCATAAAACGACAATCGACCAGATTAATGCGGAGTATGGCGTATTTGAAGAAAAGAATAAATCTAAACTTCAAATGATTCAAGACGAATTCAATAAAAAGACATCCTTGATAAGCGAAATGACACAGCTTTCGACAGAAGCAGCAAATCAAGAAGGCGAAATATTTGAAAAAACCTATCTGGCTATTCTGGCAAAAGCAAAAGAAGTTCATAACGAAAAGATATTTTTGTATGAGCAGGAATATCTGGCATCAATCGGCATTATCAATTCTGACTTGGCGGCAAAAATCAAAGGATTCCAGGATGAAATCACCGGCATAAAAGGCAAAACCGAAGAAGAAAACCGCATCCTGAAAGAACAAGACGATGCTCAAAAAATAATCGACTTGCAAAAAAAGGTTGACGAAGCAAAAGACGATGAAGAAAAGAAAGCAGCAAGTGCTGATTTACTCGCTGAAATAAACCGCCAGACAAGAGAAAAGCTGTTAGAACAACGCACAATCCGCATCGAAGAACTGAACAAGCAGATTAAAGCCGCCACTGAAAAAGCAAGCGAAGAGAAAAATCTGTTATTGGTTCAGCTCAAAGAAAAACTCGCAGGTGAACAAGCTGAAATAAAGAAAGATGCAGACATCAAAATCGCATCCGGGGAAAAAGAACGCAAGGCAAAAGTTGATGCTGAAACATCTAAATATAATGCGGCCAAAAAGACGCTTGACGATCAAATCAAAGCTATGGATGTCTGGATGCCGAACTACCAGAAGAAACTTGATGACGAGCTGAAACGGAAACAAGCACTTGAAAGAGCGAAACTGGCGGCGACACAGGATGCATTAAACGCTGAACTTGCGGCACTCGATAAAAAGATTGCAACCGAAAAAAGGCGACTTGATGAAGCGGCATTGAGACTATCGACAAAAGCAGAGTATGAAGCACTGGTGCAACAAAAAAAAGACATAGAATCAAAAATTGGCTTTTTTATAAGCGAAGATTCGACATCGATGAAAAACCTTGATGCTGAAATTGCTGCAAAGAAAAAAATACTCCATGATTTCGGGGTTCCTGGGTTCGCAGGGGGTGTTACAAACTTCTCTGGCGGTTTAGCAAGAGTCAACGAACAAGGCGGCGAAATCCGGTTTCTGGATCGTGGCACGACAGTTATTCCACATGATATTTCGATGGAAATCGCAAGGGTTATCGGGAGTATTTCTGGTGGTTCTGGCTCCGGTGGACTGACAATCAACTTCACAGGAACATTAGTCGGCTCCAACGGCATGGAAGAGTTTGCACAAATAATCAGTAGAAAAATGGCAGGACAATACGGACTGGCGACAGGCGGCGCATATTAAAACGAAATGGGGGCGCTCAGTGATGGGCGCTCCTAAAATGAAAGGGCGTATTTTTAATGGCAACATTGATTTGGATAGCACCACCAGGCACAGAGCCATTTATAAATCTGCTTGCAAACGGCGACTTTTCGGACGGCGCAAGTTGGGTTCCTGGATATGGCTCAGAAGCCGTTGCGGACAACACATATTCTTTGACTGGCGATGGCTCGTTTCATACCGCACTTGTCCGTCAAGAAGTATCTGGTGGACAAGCAGGAGATGTTATTTGGACAAGGACAAAAGTAAGGGTGACCAATTCGGATTGTTTTAACATCACTCTGAACATCAACTCGTTATCGCAAGTCGCATATACGCTTAGCAATCCTGTTATGAACGAATGGTACACGATTTATGGTTCATTTATTTTAACGGAAGAAATGACAGATTTCAGAATATATCAAACATACGCAGATATTTCATCGGCTATCTTCTCAGCATTGCAAACGAAAACCGCAATGATAAACAGTATCGGTTCGGCATGTTATGACGAGTCCTTGATGGATGTTGTTATAAAGGGGTTGACGCTGAGTAATCTGATCACGAATGGGGATTTCAGTAACGGGACGACAGGGTGGACAGGCATAACCGCTATTGTTAGTGGCAGAGCAAGTAAACTTGCTACATCACAATATGCATCTATGAACCAAACTGTTACAACCATTATAGGTCACATATATTATTTTAAAGCATATGTCGAGGGTACAACAAATAATTATTTTGGATGGGCGGGTTCAGGTAAATTTTTACCCGTGAATGGCGTTCAAATGATATCAAGAAATTATACAGCAGGCGCAACTTCTATGTTGTTTGTGGGCGGTGATGCTCGGGCTTCTGGCTGGACTACTTTTTATATGGATGATTATATGGTTATTGACCTCACCGCCAAATTCGGCGCAGGCAATGAACCCACCGCCGCACAAATGGACGCACTGCTCCCGAACTGGTTTGATGGCACAGCACACGTCGTAAACCCCGTGATGGTAAATGTCGGGAAGAATTTGTGTCCAACTCAGGAAGTGGCGTGGGAACAAGGGAGTTTAAGCTCTATTGGATTGCCTGTTGCTTCTACTGTTAGAATTCGCACAATAGATTATATCCGCATAAACCCCGGTAGCACTTACGCAAGGTCGTACAGCGGCGCTCCCTATATTGCGTCTATCAGGTCATATGGGTCGGATTTATCATTTAAACGGAACATAAGCACATCTGCAACATTTACAATGGCAACAGACGAGCAATATGTAAAAATCGTTTTTTTACTTGATGACATAATGACTGTTATTCCTGCTGATATTTTAACCATACTACCACAACTCGAACTCGGCTCAACTGCCACAGCCTACGAACCCTACAAATCAAACTCATTCGCTCTGACCGCTACATTACGTTCTGTTTTCGACACTGCCACATTATACCGTGACCGTTTGTATAAGTTAAATGGATCTTGGAAAATCGACAGATATGTCAATCCATCGACAGGCGCTTTGCAGACAATGGCGACAGAGGATGCTGTAATATCCGGTACTCCCAAGTCATACAAGAACGGTACTTTTTATTACAACACGACCGTCATCGCACCACAAACCGAATATATATATGCCGAAACAGACATTCCGACACAAGACGGCAAAACAATGGAAGTCCAAGAGTGTATGTTTATTAATCTGACCGATAAATTCGGCGATAACATACCGACCGCAACGCAAATAAACACTCGCATTCCTGATTGGTTTGACGGTTCAAAAGTAATCGGCGAAATGGTTGTTGCGTATGATTCGGTCAATACAACCAAATCCACGACTGATCGCTCTGGTTCATTTTCAATCGGACTACCGGCATTCGATAACTCGATTATCGACACTTACCCTGTCGGCTCCGATGTACAGATATGGCAGGACGATTCGAAGTTTCGCGGATGGGTAATTCGTCCTCCAAAGGCGTTGAACGGCATACTGCGGTCTGTGTCACTTGAGGGGGCATCGTATACTGCGAGGACGCAAAAGATTGTTGTAACAAAATCATATTTAAACATGATAATCAGCGATATTGTACTGGATTTATTCGCAAGTTACACAACGTTCACGACAGTCAAAGTTGAGGCGTGTTCAAAGGTAATTTCAATTGCATTCGCTGACAATTATCTGTGGGATTGCATGGAGCAGTTGTGCAAAATATCTGGCAACGAATGGTATGTCGACGAGGACTTGGATGTCAACTTTTTCGACAAAACAACTCAGGTCAACACAACAGTTTTAAGTCAGGCTAATCAGAATTATCATAAGGGCTCTGCGAAGTTTACTCCGAACGCTGACGGTCTGGTCAATAAATTGTGGGTTAAGGGCGGCAAGGACATATCCGAACCATACACACAGGCAATTACTGTCGGTTCTATTCCGATACATCTGGACTACACGCCACGAGCGCCTGTGGGTGGAACAATCGTTGTGACAATCGGCGGCGCAGCAAAGACGCTCGGAATCCAGAACATCACAGAAGCAGGAACGAAAGACTTTTTATTAAATGTTGCGGAAAAACTGTTAGTGCCTGACTTATGCACGACCGGTACGGGAACAATCGTTTACTGCTATGCGTACCCGATTAAGTTATTACTTGAGGATAAATACTCGCAAGCGACATATGGCACATTTGAGGGAATCCTGAAAGTCGACACAGACGATAAAACGATCGCTCGCGAAATGGGGATCCTGCATCTGGTTAAATACTCGATTCCGGTCATGACTGGCAGTATAAAACCGATGAATGGACTATACAATGCAGGCGAACTGATAAAAATCGAGATACCTGATTTGCTGATTGACGGATTCTATCAGATTAAGCAAGTGCAGATAAACAGCGTACCGAAACAGCCGATTGATATTTCTCTTCAACTCGAAACGCCTGAACGTGATGTGTCATCGATATTAAAAGACCTGAACGACCGCATGACAAAGCTTGAAAACTCGCTTGACAAGGATTCCGGCACAGAAGTCACGGTCGAACAGTATCAAGCGTTTTCTGACAGCACGACCGTACCAACAATAACAGACAGTATGACATACGATTTGCACCAGTATAATTTGTGCGGTGCGGCGGTTTTATGTAGTGAATCATTATTTTTATAGGAGGGCATTATGGCAATTCCGGCAGCATCATTAGCATTGGCACTTGCAAGCGTTATTGCATCAAACCTTGACGGCATAACTGTTATTTCGGTCAGCAATGCAGGCGGTGAGTTTTTTCGTAAGGTCATTACAGACATTGAAATCGTGACATCGGCAAGTAAGATATTAACATTTTATTTGAATGAAAATGAGGCGAACGATGATATTGTATCGGTCAGCTTATACGGCAACGGTGCGACAGTCACGCTTGGGACAGGCACAGAAATAGCGAGTCAGGCATTGGTGCTGACAAAAAACAACACGAATTCACTCACAATCGACTGGACTGTATCAATAGCATTACCGGTATCATAAGGAGGTATTATGGCATACACAAAAACAACGTGGGCAAATGACACCACGCCATTATCGGAAGGGAATATGAACAAGATTGAGAGCGGTATTGAAAATATTACCGCTCTTTCTAATTTCCCGACAGCGACCGGAGCAGGAACAGCCATTTTAGTGGCGGCTCTTCATTTTGCTTTAGCGGCCGGCGAATCGGTGACATTCATTGCATCTGCGGCAAACAGCGGAGCGGCAACAACTTTGAATGTTAATTCATTGGGCGCGAAATCAATTTATAAACCAGGAGGAACTGTAGCGCCAAATATTATATCCGGAAAGGCGTATACAGTCTGGTACAACGGTACTAATTTTTTTGTTAAAGCCAGTGCAGAGGGAACGGCTGCTGCTGCTGATGTACTGGCAGGAACATCGTTTTCCAATGATTCGGATACTGGAATATCTGGTTCAATGACAGACAGAGGCACGGTCAATATCATGCCATCTACAGTCAATCAGTCGATTTCTGGTGGCAAACATTCAGGCGCAGGAGTCGTGTATGGTGATCCGGATTTAGTCGGCGGTAATATCGTAACAGGCAACACGATATTCGGAGTGCCTGGCTCTGCTGTGGGTGCATCCGGTGATGCGGTCGTTGCTGATGTTTTATCTGGCAAGACATTTTCGAAATCCGGCGCAGCAGGACTGACGGGAACCATGACAAACAATGGCTCGGTCGGTACACAAAATCTCACAACAGAGGGTGCGGAATACGCAATTGCAGCAGGCTATCATAATGGACTCGGCAAGGTCAAAGCGGTCATAACGAATATTGCGGCGGCGGTTATTAAGGCAGGAGTTACAGTTGGCGGTATAGCAGGAACGTTCACAGCAGATGCAACGGCAGCGGCAGGCGATATCCTATCCGGTATCACAGCATATGTAAACGGCGCAAAGATAACCGGCACATTGGCACTAACTGGTGATGCGGTCGTTGCAAACGTATTGTCTGGTAAGACATTTTACAAGGATAATGCAAAGTCCAAGCTGACTGGAACCATGACGAACAAAGTCGGTTCTGGCTCGACCATCACTCCATCCACGGGCAATCAGAATATTCCAGAGGGATATTATGGTGGAGCAGCGGGCGATGGAACGGTACTGGCTGTTACTTCGGCAATCGATAGCGACATTGTCGATACTAACATTAAGTACGGCGTAACGATTTTAGGCGTGGCAGGAAGCAGTTACATCCGAAATACAAGCATCGCAGCAAACGGAGCGACTGTTATGGTCAATGCTGCACAGATGTATGTTGATCAGGGATGCTGGCAAAACGGCGTATATTTTACAGGAACAATGATGAGGTAAATAAAATCTGAAGGGAGCAAAACATCAATGAACATCCAAACAATCAAATCAGGCATCATGGCATCAATCGCCATCATCGGAACTATCATCAGCAAGGCGTTAGGGGGGTGGGACAGTGCAATGCAGACATTAATAATCATCATGGCTATCGACTTTATCACTGGATTAATGGTTGCTGGCATCTGGAAGAAATCACCTAAATCGTGCGAGGGCGCTTTGGACAGTCGTTCAAGTTTCAAGGGACTATGTAAAAAAGGAATGATTCTGGTATTCGTATTGATCGCAGTCAGATTGGATATTGCGTTTTCATTGGATAATATAATTCGAACAGCCGTAATATTGTTTTTCATCGGCAACGAGGGAATATCAGTGGTTGAAAATGCCGGACTGATGGGATTGCCCTTGCCGACACAGTTTAAAAAAATGTTCGAACAATTAAAAGACAACAACGATACGGCAGTAGATGCGGCGATTGATAAACTGGAACCGAGGGAGTGAGTATGAAAATATTTATATCACCATCAAGCCAAGAAAATAATGTCGGCACGCACGGATATGTCGAAGAATACCAGATGAATAAGGTTGCCGATGTTTTGATACCTGAACTGATACGTCATGGAATCGAAGTGATGCGAAACAATAAATCCGATATTTATTCCGGGCATGTCACCAAATCCAATCTGTATAAACCAGACTATCATATTGCGATACACAGCAACGCTCGTGGCTCGGCACAGACGACAGAGGCGAGAGGATGCGACGTATTCTGCTACAATCCGCTTGATGTCGCAAATAAAGGCACTCAGATGGCAAAGGCGATATATAAATACTGTTCTGCTCTGACTCCTGTTGCTGACAGAGGGATTCATTCAGGCAAGGAAACCATGTCAGAGATTAGAAATACAAACGCTCCGTCTGTATTAATCGAGATTGATTTCCATGATTCAGAGAATGGCGCTATATGGGTGATGAACAATATCAATCAGATAGCCAAAGCGATTCTGGATGGCATCCTGGAACAATGCGGAATCACATATATTCCAAAGCGGACACCAGAGATGATAATATCTGATTTGCAAGCGAATTATGCGTCTATGGAAAATCTTCTGAAAGCAAGCGCTGCGACAATCGAAATGAAAAACGGAATCATTAAATTACGAGATGATACAATCGCTGATCTGGATGCCGAGATCCTGATTCTGAAAAACAAAATCACCGCAATAAAAAACATAGTAGTACAATAAACGAAAGCCGGGCAGAAATGTCCGGCTTTTTTGTTGTCTGCAGATATCAATTTGACACAGTTTTGACACAGTTTTTTTTGTAGCTGACGTATAATTCGACTTTCCGAACCGCTGAAATGCCTGATTTCATTGGGTTTCTGTAGTGTAGCAATTTTAAAAATCTGCTTTGGGAGCAGGATGTCGCACGTTCAAATCGTGTCACCTCGACCAGAATCGAAAGTCTTATTTAGTAAGCGTTTGCTGAATCATAAGGCTTTTATTTTTTTCTCGATTTTTAGCGGTTTGGCATAGCTTTTGGCATAGGTTTCAGATATTGATTTGTTTATATTGCACATATAATTACACATAAGTTTGTGCATATTATATTTGTAATATTAATTGACATATTGTCATAAGCATGATATTATATCAATAAGATAAAAAGGAGAAAACATCAATGGAAGAAATGTGGAAGCCAATTGCAAATTACGAAAATAATTATGAAGTTTCAAACTATGGACGAATCAGAAATATTTCACAAGTTGTTATTATGCCTAATGGAGGATATTATATTTCAGAATCAACTATTAATAAGCCAACAAGTAATGGAAAAGGATATGGGCGAGTATTTTTATGTAAAAACAACAAAGTTTCGACAAAATATGTGCACAGACTTGTCGCAAGCGCTTGGTGTATAAATGCACTTAACTATAATGAAGTAAACCATATTGATGGAAACAAAGAAAATAATAACGCAAGTAATTTAGAATGGGTGACAAGAAAGCAAAATGTTCAACATTCAAGAAGAACGGGGTTGTTTGCTCCCTCTCGCACAAAACTTAGCATAAATATTGTAGATGACATTATTGCATTAAGAAAACGTGGAGTTAGCAGGGAAATTGTTTCAGAAAAATATAAAATAGCAAAAACGACTATTTCATGTATTACTACTGGGAAAACATGGAACTGGCATACAAATATAAAACAATAAGAGGTGTTATATGAATATTAAAAAATTAAGAGAAGCCAATCAATTAACGCAACAGCAAGTGGCTGATTTAATAGGCGTTGATGTTGCGACTTACAACAGATACGAAAGAGGGAAAAACAAAATAAGTAAAACCGTAATACTTGCATTATCTGTTGTTTTTAATGTTTCTGTTGATGAAATAAAAACAAAGTAATAAATTGTTTTTATATTGCCGCACCTTGAAAACTGAATATGCCGGAATTCGCAAATACTTGTATGGGGTTATCTGGTATGTGGCATGTCTATTTAATAGTTTTAGTGGCGTTCAATGTTGCAATTATGGTGGTTAGCTGAGTGGTTTGCGAGTAGTCCGAAGAAATATTGATGAATATAAAAATAACCACCGTTAGAGCGGTGGTCAAAGTCGCATAATGCGGCAGAAAGCTACGAGGACATTATAACATGGAATTAGAAAATTTAAAAGTATTAGAGAACGGGTTGATTCCGGTTTACGAAAATGATTCAAAGAATGTCGTAAACGCAAGGGAATTACATGAGTTTATAAGCAGTGCGCAAGAATTTGCAAACTGGATCAAGAACAGAATCGAAAAATACGGGTTTATCGAGAATGAGGACTATTTGATAATTTTATCAAATAGGTCTGACGGCAAAGCAGGAAAACCGAAGTCAGAATACATCCTCACTATGGAAGCCGCCAAAGAAATCGCCATGGTTGAAAACAATGACCGAGGCAGACAAGTAAGGCGATATTTCATCGAAGTCGAAAAAAGATTCAGAGCGCCCAAACAAATGACACAAGCCGAAATCCTTGCCGGTTTGGCACAGTGCAACGTCGAACTGGAACGCAAGGTTACTGCGATTGATACCAGACTATCAAATGCTCTTGACGTGTTCACAGCGCCATCCAAGGACGATTGGCGGCATGAGATAAACGCCGATGTCAATTATCTGATTGAAACGAACGGGTTATCGCACCTGCAATTCCGACATGAGTTATATGAGGAACTGGAACAGACGGCGAGAGTTGATTTGACGAGCAGACAATCAAGGTTAAAAGCAAGAATGAAGTTGGCTGGAGCGACATACAAGGATTGTGCGGCAATATCGAAACTGGATATCATCGAACGAGAGCCAATGCTTAAAGTCGTATTTGAAAGCATCGTCCGGAAATATCAAGCGAAATATGCGAGGTGATTATATGAGCATAACCACAATATCAAACGAATTAATCCAAGCGATCAAAAACGCGAATCTGACACTCGAAACACTTTGCCCCATGATTGGCATGACACCTTCGAATTTTTCACAGCGCAAGCATGGCAGGGTAGATTTCGGATTGAACGAGTGCTACCAGATTTTAGACATTTTAAAAATACCGAGGAATCAGATAGAACATTATTTTGTCGGCGGCATGCTGCCGAAGAAAGACAGGTGGGGAAGATGACACAAACAGAATTAAAAACGATTTTAGAAAATCACAAACTATGGCTAACAGCAGATGGGGGCATATGTGCCAACCTGAGCGGTGCCGACCTGAGACGTGCCGACCTGAGCGGTGCCGACCTGAGACGTGCCAACCTGAGCGGTGCCGACCTGAGACGTGCCGACCTGAGCGATGCCAACCTGAGCGATGCCAACCTGAGCAGTGCCAACCTGAGCGGTGCCAACCTGAGCGGTGCCAACCTGAGACGTGCCGACCTGAGCGGTGCCAACCTGAGACGTGCCAACCTGAGCGGTGCCGACCTGAGACGTGCCGACCTGAGCGATGCCGACCTGAG